CCAATATGCTAAGGAACGTGTCAAGTATCCCGTTGATATAATCTCAACACCGATGACAGTAAACCAAATGCGGGAGCAGGTTGACATGTATATGGAAGAACACAAGGGTAAACAAACTATTATCACCCTTGACCATTCCATCCTCGTAAAGAGAGCACCCTACCAGAATAACAGACTTGATATGTTATTTGAATTGGGTGAGTTCTTTACGCAGTGTAAGCGTGACTATCCGTGTTTATTCATCTGTCTGTCTCAGTTGAATCGTAATATTGATAACCCGGATAGAGCTGTTGATGGTAAGTACGGTAACTATATTCTTGAATCGGATATCTTTGGATCAGATGCAATGCTTCAACATGCAGATACATTGATTGGTATCAATCGTCCTGCTAAACAGAAGATAAGATACTATGGTCCTGATAGATATATAATTGAGAATGATCGTACTCTAGTTCTTCATTTCCTCAAAGCTCGTAATGGTGATGCTCGTATGAGTTTCTTCAAAGCTAAGTTTGAGAATATGGAGATTGAAGAGATGGCCACTCCTGGAACACAAGAAAGAAGATGACAAATGCATTTAGTAAGAAGATTAAAATAAAAAATGATAGGAAAGGTTTATTAGTATTATTCAATAAGAAGACTGATGAGGATGATAAGTTTATAAAAGTTCAAGATGGCCTTGGTGTAAACCTATGGGTTAAAAAATCTTGGATATATAAACACCATCTACGTAGAGGTCAGTATGCTGTTATACTAGACCTGACAGCAGAAGAACAATTCAATGCTCATTATCAAAAAGAAACAAAGAAGTTCTTTGATGTAAGAGCAGAGAGTAGTGGTAATTCAGTAAGTATAAATAAACTAGAACGTGGTAAAATAAATGGTAAGAATATGACACCTGAAGAAAGAAAATATAAAGTAAGAGAGTTACGGATTGAGCACAAAGGTTATTTTGATAGTCTTGATGATAACTTTCTATATATACCTAAGATGGCATACAGACCTAAGGGTAAAGATGATATGCATGTATCCTTTTTTCCAAGTGAATTGGAGAAGGGTAAAGATATCTACACTGAGTTTGTAAGTTATGAGTATGACTCAGAAGATCCAAAGAGAACTTTGTATCTGTTAGAGTATGATCAGGATTGGAAAGACATCTATGAGATAAATGAAAGCAGTTCGGGATATAAGAGACATCTTGTACCTGTATCTAAGCTAAAAATTATCAATGATGTTACCTCTCGTAACAAAGAAATCATTACCTTTGATACTCCTCTAGAGAATCCTGATGATAGTCAAAAGGATTTGTTTAAAGCATTGGGTACAATAGCTAAACAACTAGATAGGATAGCAACAATTTTAGATAAAAAATTAAACTAATGGCACAAAGTGTATTAATTATTGCAGACTCTGGCACTGGCAAGTCCACTGCTATCAGAAATCTCAACCCTGAAGAAACCTTCATTATAAATATTGCTAATAAACCTCTACCGTTTAAAGGTTGGAAGTCTAAGTACACCTTGGTATCTAAGGATAACCCAAAGGGTAACATGACTAATGCCTCTAGCAGTACTGGTATATTAAAAGCAATAAATTATGTGAATGAAAAGATGCCACATATCAAGAACTTAGTTATTGATGACTGGCAGTATATGTCTAGCTTTGAATATTTTGATAGAGCATTAGAGAAAGGTTATGATAAGTTTACTCAGATTGCTGCAAATCTTGCACAGGTTGCTAAGACCCCAAAAGATTTGAGAGATGACTTATATGTTTTCTTTATGACTCATTCAGAAGATTCAACAGATGTTAATGGTCACCGTAGGGTGAAAGCCAAGACTATTGGCAAAATGATAGACAATACTCTCACACTTGAGGGATTGTTCTCTATAGTACTATTTGGAAAGGTAGTAAAGAAAGATGATGGTACTTTGGATTATGGTTTTGAAACTGTGAACAATGGAGAGAATACTTGTAAGTCTCCAATGGGAATGTTTGAAGAGCCTTTTATTCCAAATGACCTTCAGTTAGTTAAGGACAAAATTTATAATTACGAAAATTAAAACTATGTTAAGTACAAAAGATATGTCAGCAGGAGGTGGAAGAATCAGCCCCCTTATGAACCCAGGTAACGTTACATTTAAAGTTAATGATGTAACTCTACAACAGACACCTTATGATAAGGATGCCTATAACATCTATCTACATATAGAAAGCAAGCCAATTGGAGGTGACTTCCAGGGTTTTCTAAGAGATAGAAATAATGAGGCTCTTGGACGTTATGAGGGTCAGGTAGGAAGAGTTAGAGCTAGTCAGTATCCTTTTAAAGATACTACGTTACCTAGTGGAAGAGATATTTCCCGTGATCAGGAGATTCTTAAGACAATGATCTTTCTTGCCTCAGCATTTGGTGTAAGAGAGGAACTTGATATGATTGAGGCAGATACTATTGAAGACTTTGTTTCTTCAGCTGGTCCTATCATATGCACGGGTTCATTTGTTAATGCGTGTTTAGGCTCTAGGGAATGGGAGAACAATGAAGGTTATATCAACAATGATTTGTATCTACCAAGAGTTTCTAAGGATGGTGTTCCAATAGAGCGGGAAGGTGTAGAGAACTCTAGACTATTAACATTTGATCGTGAGACACATGTCCGGCCAGTTGTTAAGAAAGAGTCTACAGAAACCTCTAAGTTTGAACCAACTAAGAGTTCAGTTGGAGATGACTTTGATCTCTAATAATTAGAAAGGGGGAGTGAAAGCTCCCCTTTTTTTATAACTTAGTTAGATGTTCAGTACTAGAAATCTAGTTGACACTCACAATGATGTACCCAGCTATTGGGTATTTCAATACTATCTTAATCTACCTGAAGTACTAACCGGTCAAGCTGTAAAAATTAAATCTATATTCAATGCTAATGAGCGCACACCAAGCATGTGCATCTATGTAGATAGCTCAAGAAATGAATATATGTTTAAAGACTTTTCTACTGGGACCTATGGCAGCAAGATTGATCTTGTTAAGACTATATTCTCTGTAGATTATAGTCTAGCTGTAAGTAAAATACTAGATGACTACAACAGTTATGTAAAGAAGAATGGTTCTGTAGACATTACTATTAACCCCGCAGCTAAGTGGGAGATAGATAATATTAAAACAAGAACCTGGAACACTGATGATGCAGATTATTGGTTACAGTTTAGAATTGGTACTAGCTTACTTAATAAGTATAATGTCAAGCCCCTTGAGTATTATAATATGCTTAGGATTGATAATGGTAAGGTAGATAAGATCAAGATAGAAAGCGCATGTATGTATGGTTATTATACTAAAGATGATAGTCTTTATAAAGTATATAAACCAAAGAGTAAAAAGCGCAAGTTCTTTAGAATAGCATCTCACCTGCAAGGGTTAGATCAATTGGAATATAATCAACCGTATCTTGTGATATGTTCATCTTTGAAAGATGCAATGTGTCTAAAAGGATTTGGATATAATATTGAAGTAGTAGCACCTGAGAGTGAGACTAGTGTAATTAAACCAATATATATTGAAAGCTTTAAGAAAAGATACAAGAAGATTATCACCTTGTTTGACTCTGATGACGCAGGTCATCAAGCAATAGAAAGGTACAAAGAACTATATGATGTTAATGGTTGCGCGTTAGATATTGCTAAGGATATATCTGATGCTGTAAAAGACCATGGATTTGAGAAGGTGCATACAGAGCTCAAACCTTTACTCAAAAAAACTATATATGAATAAATGGTTTATACCGGGCAATGTCCCGTCAAGTAAGAATGGTAGGAGATGGACAGGTAAATATTTTATCTCCAGCAAAACCGTAATGAACTATAGAAAAGCTACAAAGTCTTTATATGAAGATATGAAAGATAGCTTTGTAGAAGAGTTCTCTAAATATAAATACCCTGTAAGGGTAGGGTTCACCTTTCATAGAGGTAGTAGACACAAGTTTGATTATGTTAATCCTTTACAAACTGTACAGGATGATATGGTTAAACACGAGTGGATAGAAGATGATAATGCTGATATCTTACTCCCTGTGTTCTATCAATATGATTATAACAAGGAAGAACCTGGTGTTACAATTGAAATTTTAGAAGATAATATTTTGAAAGATGAAGTTTAAATTTACGTTTGAAACAACAGATGATTATAATGATGCTACAAAGTCTTCTCCTGAGTTTTTGTTTAATACTGTAAGATTTAAGGTAATAAGAAAGACTGGTGTAATAGACTATCCAGTATATTCTATGGAAGAGTATGTATCAGAAATGTTTAGACTACATAATAATAATGATGTAGTAGAGTTTCATGCATATCCTACTGAACACTTTTATGATCAATGCAAGTATTATGAATCAATGATATAGCTTATGAAAGATATAGCAAATCAAGTTTCTAGATCGTCTAAGAAACTTTTATTTAAAGAGCCTTTTTACGGGCTCTTTTTAGTTGGACTAAATAAGGAATACTCTGAGAGAGTTCCTACTGCAGGTGTTAGTAAGAATGATATAGGTGTAAAGCTAGCTATCAATCCAAAGTTCTTTATGGATCTTAATGAAGATCATAGAATGGGATTGATTAAGCATGAGCTTTTACATATATCTTTTGGTCACCTGCTTATACGTGATAAGTATCCAGATAAGAAGCTATTTAATATTGCTGCGGATCTAGAGATCAATCAATATATAGATAGAAGTTGCTTGCCTGATGGTGGTATAACTATGGATACCTTTCCAGAGTTAAAGCTTGATAGAAGAGCAGGTACTGATTATTATTATAAGGAGTTGGGTAAAGCTCAACAGGATGGTACATCTCCTTCTCTAGAGAGTATACTAGACCAAATGGATGGTAGCTCTCAATATGATCACCCTACATGGGATGAGATGAATGATTTATCTGAATCTGATAAGAAGCTTATACAGAAGCAGATAGAACATCAGTTGAAGGAGACTGCAGAAGCAGTAGAGAAGAAGCAAGGTTACGTACCAAGTGAGCTTGCAGATTTAATACGTAGACTGACAAATCCTGAACCTGCTAAGTTTGATTGGAAAGGATATCTAAGAAAGTTCTTTGGTAACTCTACTAAGAGTTATACTAAGAAGCTTAGAAGAAAGTTCAATAAAAGATATGCGGGTAGTCCAGGTCTAAAGATTAAATTTAAAAACAACATTCTTGTTGGTGTAGATACTTCTGCATCAGTAAATAATGATGAGTTAAAAGAGTTCATGAATGAGCTCGTGCATATGCATAAGACAGGTCATTGTATTACTGTAGCACAGTGTGATACACAGCTAACAAGTGTTGAGGAATTTAATCCTAAGAAAGATTGGGATATCAAAGGTCGTGGAGGTACTGACTTCCAACCTGTTATAGATCATTTTAATCAGAATAAGAGCAAGTATACTGCTCTAGTATATTTAACTGATGGTGAAGCTCATTCTCCTACAGACTGTCCTAAGAATACTCTATGGGTTCTTAGTAGCAGATCAGATATGAATGAAGCGTTACCAGGTAAAGTAATTAAACTAAACTAATCATGGCACAAGTTAATTTAAATATTGATGAACTAAAGGGTTTTGTAAACCACATTATAGAAAACAATCGTTTCCTACAGAAGGAAAGTAAACCACCAGTTGCAATTGAGGTTGTGGGTGAATCAGGTATTGGTAAGACTTCTACTATTGTAGAGTTGGCAAAGGAGAATAATCTAGACTTTGTAAAGTTGAATCTAGCACAGATTGAGGAGCTGGGTGACTTAGTAGGTTTTCCTGTACGTCAGTTTCAGATGTACAAGGAAGTAAAAGTTAAACCATCTAATGATGGACTTAACTATACTGCTGCACAAAGAGCTGCTGCATCTAAGGATGTTGCAAACATGACTACCAAAAAGGTAGGTCAATGGGTAGATGAACTCGCAGTCAATGAGTATCTAAAGAATGGTTTCAAGATGACCGGTAAGAATAGAATGTCTTACTGTGCACCTGAGTGGATCTCTGATAAGAAGCAAGGTGGTATCCTTCTACTAGATGATTGGAACCGTGCTGATGTAAGATTCATTCAAGCTGTTATGGAGTTGATTGATAGACAGACTTATATCTCTTGGTCTTTACCAAAGGACTGGCACATCATTCTAACTGCTAATCCAGACAATGGAGACTACATGGTTAATAGTATTGACTCAGCTCAGAAGACTCGTTATATTACTGCAAACCTAAAGTTTGATGTAGATGTATGGGCAAGATGGGCAGAGGAAGCTAACATAGATACTAGATGTATTAACTTCTTATTACTTAACCCAGAGTTGGTAACACAAGAGACTAATGCAAGATCTATCACTACGTTCTTTAATTCTATCTCTAGCTTTGATAGCTTTGAAGACAACCTAGCTATGATCCAAATGATTGGTGAGGGCTCTGTTGGTAGTGAGTTTGCTTCTATGTTTACTATGTTTATTAATAATAGACTTGATAAGATTGTAACTCCAAAAGAGTTATTGACTGATCAAGATGAGTCTAAGATTATTAATAAGCTAAAGTCTTCTGTTGGTACAGGTGATTCTTATCGTGCAGATATTGCATCTATACTAGCTACAAGGCTAGCAAACTATTCTATAGTTTATTCTAAAGAGAACTCAGTAACTGCTGATATAGTCACTAGACTAGAGAAGCTTTGCACTGGGGATTATTTCACAAATGATCTGAAGTATCTTGTTGTAAGAACAATATACAATGGTGCTCGTCAGAAGTTTAATAAGCTTATGATGAAGCCTCAGATTGTTAAAATGACAATGGCGTAATGAGTAAAGTATTTCAAGAAATTGATAATACTATTGTTACAAATCTTCTTGGGAGTGAGGTACGGGAAATAACCGTGCCTTACTCTGAGGAGAATTTTAATAATAGCATATATCTTATTAAGACATCGCAGTATTATGATTTTGTAGAGACTTTTAAATCTGATACTGATCCTTCTGCTTTAAAAGGTAAGAAGGTTTATATTGTACCAGGCATAGAGTACACTAATGATAGAATGCGTGGTATACTTGATGCTCTTGATATTAAAATAACAGGTAGTCTTAAAAGAGCTGATGCAGTTGTAGTTGGTAAGACTCTCGATATTACCACAGATAGATGGACACCATTCTCTAATAGAAATATTATGGGTTATTTAAAAGGATATCATGTAGGCTATGGTATTTCTCGTATGGGTGATGATAGCTTTGTTGATATGGTAAATGATCATGATAAACCAGTCTTGTTTCATCCAAATCTAGGTTATAGACCTAGCGCATATGCAAACAATGCTCATAATGCAGATAGTATTTATGAGAAGTATATCACCAGTGGTGGTCTTAAGATTATTGATGCAATTAATAATGGGCTTGGTGTAGTTAATGCTGAGGATATTATTAATAACCCAGTAACTAAGCTAACTCTTGATGAGGAGCTAGTAGAAACTATATCTTCACAGGTATGGGGGAGTGATGAGGATGTTGCTATGGCAGGAACAATCTTACCTAACATTGATTATGAAACTAACATTCATTATCTATGGAAGCTAGCTGATAAAATTAGTGGTAGAATCTATAGATACAATAGGAGCAAAGATGTAAAGACATGGATTAATAATAGTAATTTTCTTAGGCTCTCACGAATGAATTCATTTGAAATGATTGAGTATCTACAGAAAAAAGATAAGCTTGATCATGCATCATTTACTTATCTAGAACCTATTTATAGAAAGGGAATCTTGGTTCAATCATCTGGTGACTACAGTGGTATTCCACCTAAAGAACATCCTATATACAAGTTTAAGGTTGAGATTAAACCAGAGTTTTTAAAATATATGAAAAATGAAGAAAGCGTTAAAAGTACTGATTGATAGTCAGAAAGATGGTGGTCATGTTGTATCTATTACAGATGGTTATATTTTTGATTATAATATGGATAGAAACTCTATGGAAAGTTTTAGCCGTGAAACGGGTATAATCTTTAATAAACTAGATAGTAATTCTCTAAAGGGTAAAACCTTATATAGATATCCAAAGATTAATCTATCAAGAGATAAAATAAGTAGCATTAAACAAGATTATGGAATCTCTGTTACAAGAGATTACCATAAAGCTGACTATCTTGTTGTATCTCAGAAGTATATTAACTCTAGGGTAAATCGGCTTGGTTATCGTCCTAGAGTCTATACGGTTGAAAGTGTGCTAGCTGATATGCATAAGCAGACTATAGATTTATCTGATGTAAGAGCTGCTATAAATGATCATGAGCTTGTATTGTTTGAGTATAAGGGTTATGGTTGGCATAGAAATTATGAGATAACAGTTACTCCTATGTTAGAACAAAGGTACCATTCATCATTCATGAATAAAAATGCATATACATTACTTAGCTGTGGTAATCTTGTACTAGATGAAAACATTAATAATATAATTAGTAGGGAGTCTCCTACTATTACAGAAGAGATGTTTGATAATCTAGAGGAGATGATTCGTACAAGAAATGAGGATGATGTTAGTATGGCATTGAATGTTATGGCTAATAGTAATTATACTGAGTCTATAGATAAGATTGCTTTATTACTTGTGACAAATCATAGTGCTTTGTGTAGGTGTAAAGCTTGGAACTCTGTTGGTGTTAAAGCAATGAGATCTACTTTCTCTGCATTTAATATGCAACTGGATGATTATGCACATGGTTATAATAAATTCTTTGATGTCTTATTATCTAAGGGTGCAATGACTAGCTTTGCTGTTAGGAAAGTTAGACACTTAATCTTCCAAAGATTTCTCAATAGATTCTTTGATGATGATCCAGATACAGGCAAGTATACAATGCCGTTTCATATTAAGGAAAGTGATTTAATGTTAGCTCCTAAGTATGCAAAGGAGTTCACAGAGAAGGAAATGGTTGAGTATGGTAATGCCATGCTTGATGCAAGAATGCAATTTCCATTTTAAGATGCTATGATTGGTAGGGGTGTGGCGAAAGCTGCACCCCATCTTAAACTTTTATTATGCAAAGAAATAATCAGAAAGAAAAAGAGTTCTATTCTAAACCGTTTAAGTTTAGTTACTCATCGTTAAACAAATTATTATTCTCCCCAAGTCTTTTTTATAAAGACTATATACTAAAGGACAGAGAAGAGAGATTAGATAAGCACCTTGTAGAGGGTAAGCTTATACACTGTCTCTTATTTGAACCACAAAATTTAGAGGAAAAGTTCAGCGTTATGCCGGGCAAGACACCTACAGATAGCATTAAGAAGGTTTTGTACTATTTAAAAGACAAAATAAGAGGTGACCTGCTAAATGTAAATAGCAATGTTTATATTCTAGATGCACTTAAGATTGCAAACCTTTATCAATCTTTTAAAGAAGATGAGAAAAGGCTGGCTAAGATCCAGACAGAAGACAATGAAGCTTATTGGCAGTTCATTAAGAACACTAAGGCAGATGTTGTTGATATGGATACCCTACAGAGATGTAAGGATAGAGTTGAGTTGATTAAGTCTAACAAAGATGTGATGTCTTTATTTACTAAAGAAGAAACAGACTTTGAGTTAGACTCTATTACTACACATGCAGAAGCATATCTTGAATGCGGGTTACATGATAGAAACTTTGGACTTAAAGGTTTTGTAGATTATTACTCTATAGATGAGGAAGCTAAACAAGTTACTATCTGTGATCTCAAGACCACGGGTAAAACAATTGCTGACTTTGCTGAGACTGTAGACTTCTATAATTATTGGTTACAAGCAGCAATGTATTGTAAACTTGTTTATGAAAACCTGTCTGAAGACCGTGACAGTTATAAAATTACTTTTAAGTTTGTAGTTATTGATAAGTATGATCAAGTATATGTATTTGATGTATCTGATAAGACTATAACAAACTGGATGGAAAGCCTATTTGAAACTCTCAACATTGCACAATATCATTACTCTAACAAAAACTATTCACTCCCATATCAGTTTCTGGAAGATAAAGTAGTATTATAATGCGTGGGGTATACACAAAGTATTTTCAGAAGAGCAAAGTATTTATCTATCCTTTACTGGGAATAAAGAAAGGTATAGACTTTGTTCCTGAGAATACTTATATGTGTTGGGATACTTTATATAATACAGGAGACTATAAGTTAATCTGTTCTTATATAGTAGAGGACTCACCGGAGTTCAGAAAGTTTGAGGAGAGGGTTATATTCTCTAACAAGCATTATCATGACTTTCATGAGATTGATAAGGAGCATATGTTGTATGCTTTTGATCTATCCTCTTATAAGAATGATATAGATTTGTTTTTGCAGGGTAAGTACTCTAAACTTAGTGATGACACCATGGAAATTATTCTTAATTTTTTTGGTGATGATGGTCAGATAGCTCAGTGTGTATTAGGATTTCTTTTTCCAGAAGAGGTCCATGATAAATATGCAGAGTATCTTGATGTTGATATTGATGTAATTAAAAAGGCGCATGAGGTGTGTACACCACCTGATATGAGTTTGGAATGTTGTGAAGAAAATATTCCCTTCCCTTTAAATTTAGTCAAATAGTATTATATTTACGTGTACAAATTATTTAGTATGACAATTGGTAAAAATATGTTAATAGTTTCCTCATCATTTAGAGGAGCAAAATCTTTTAATTTAGTTCCAGCTACTCCGGAGTCTCCGTATGTTGAAGCTATGTATGATCCTTCTTCAGGAATTCTTGCTGTTATTAGCAAGGTAATGAAGCAATCTTATCACATGATCCCAAAGCTTGATGACAATGGTGATCCATTAAGAGTAAAGGGTACACCAAGAGAAGGAGGCAAGACTGTCCGTGAGGAAAGAAGACTTGTTGATACTTTCTCTGAGTTTTATCTTACTGACAAGCAAGAGATAAGTGATTTTATCAATATATTTGCTGTGAATGCTGAGTCCTTTGACTTCTCACAGTACATGGTAGATGTAGAAGCTACCGAAAAGAGTCCTATAATTACTATGGGCTAATATGTATATATAATGAGTTTAGAAAGAGGGGCATTAGCTCCTCTTTTTTTTTAAATATATGCGTATGAATCATTGGATAATGGATTATGAGACGCTCAACAATTGCTTCATAGCAGTGTTTGAGCACTATAAAACATCTGAGAGAAAAGTATTTACCGTACATAAATCTCAGAATGACTTCAAGGCATTCCTATTATTTCTTGGTGATAACATTAAGAATAAGGAATGGCACATATCCTATAATGGTTTAGCGTTTGATGCTCAGGTTACTCAGTATATTCTTGATAACTGTTCTTCTTGGGATATAGAAGATGCAGATCAAATAGCAAGCATGATATATCAGTATGCTACCTCTTGCATACAGAAAAGTAATGCGGGTCAGTTCTTGGATTATCCTCATTGGAAAATTAAGATTGGGCAGATTGATATATTTAAAATGCATCATTGGGATAACCCGGCCAAGAGATCTAGTCTAAAGTGGATTCAGTATAGTATGGATTGGGATGACATGATTGATATGCCTCTCCATCACTCTACACAGATTGAAACTCCAGAGCAGATTGAGATGATAACAACGTACTGTATAAATGATGTTAGGTCAACTAAGGAAATATTTAATAGATCAAAGTCACAGATAGCACTAAGAAAGGAGCTAACTAAAACCTATGGTATTAATTTGTTTAGTGCCTCAGAGCCCAGGATAAGCAAGGAGTTATTTGCTTATTATCTTTCAGATAAACTTGGCAAGAGTAAGTCTCAAATTAAAAAGCTTAGGACCTTTAGAAGAGTGGTTAAGTTCAA